TTGGGATCAACCTTGCGCAGCAGACGCTGTGGGCGAGGCATGTAGAACACGATGCGCACGGCCAGCGCATCGGTGAACGGTTGCTTGGGGCACTTGCTGCTGCCTGCCTGCTGCACTGCTGCCTTCCATGCGTCTGCCGTGTCTGGGTTGTAGACGCGCGCGAAACCGCCACGCGCCACCGCCCTCGGCCTTGGCTGTGCCTTCGGCTCTCCGCTGACGCGGAACGACAGCATCCAATGCTCACTCATGCTTGCACGGCCTCTTCATCCGGTAGGCCGATGTAGCTCGCAAGAGCCTGCATGACGAGCAGCTGCACGGGCATCGGCTTTCCGTCCGTCGTGTTCTGCTTGCAGTAAGCATCCAGCGATGCGCTCAGTTCTGGCGTGATGCGCACATTTAGCTGCACATGCGGTTTGCGCTTTGCGTTCACTTGGTTCGTTCCCATGGCATCCTCAGTTCGTTGGCAATCGCTTCGTCTAAGATCGCCTCCACCTGGGCCGCAGATAGCTGCGGCTCCAGGCAGAGTTCCTTGCGGTGGTTCATGCCTTTGCGTGTCGCGCACGAGTGGCACAGCTTCTTCGCAGCCCATTGGCTCGTCATCCACTGCACGCCGCATTGCGAGCAGGTTGCCAGCTTCTGGGCGTGGTGTCTCCAGCTCACGGTGCCTCCTGAAGTTCGGCACGGCGAGCCTTGAACACCTCGCGGATCTCGGCCTTCTCGCGTTCGCTCAGGTGCTTGGCCTTCTGCGCCAGGGCATCGAGCGCCGCAAGGTTGCGAGCCTCGCGCATTGCGCCCACCAGTTCCGGTGCTGACACCTCATCACGCGCCACGGCCTTCGGCGCAGGCTGCTCCTGAGGCTTTCGCGCGCCAATGTTGACGTAGCTGGTTCGGTTGGTTGCGGCCTCTCCGTCATCGTCTTCGTCGGCATCAGCCAACGAGAACATGGCCTTGGCCGAGTAGCGGCGCATGTAGCTGATGCAGCTGCCCAGAGCCTGCGGCCCTGGCTTCTCCGGCACGATAGGAACCACAGCCTCAATCATCTCGCCGCTGTCGGCGTGGTGCAGCTGCGAGCGCAGCAGCAATAGTCCCGCCTCGCTCGGCGCGAGCAGCTGCGTGAACACCAGGCCGTGACGGCCCAGCGGCTCCTCGATACAGTCCAACACCTCGCGGAGATCAGCGAAGCGCGACTTGAAGTGCGGGTTCGCGGATCGCTTGACAGGATCACGCATCTCAGACATTGCGGCGCACAGCGCCTTCATCAGGTTCTTCGTCATTGTGCATCTCCTTGCATCACTTCGTGGAGGTTACGGGCCAACGAGGCCCACTCAGGGACATGGCTATTCTTGCGCTGCCAGTAGAGCAGCAGGCTGCGGAACATGTCCCACGCATTCCGCAGTTGTGCCTCGTCGATGATCTCTAGTTTCGCGCTGCCTGGCACATCGCGCGAGAGGAACAGAATGGCGCACGGCGGCTGGTTGAGCAACACACGCGCGCCCAGGGCCTCGCGCGTTGCGGCCAGCTGCATGGCGTGTTCGTCGTAGGTGCGAGCGTTCGCAACGTCGCCGTCCTTCGTCTTGATGTCCACCAACATGCCGACGTGATCGGGGCACGGTGGCAGCCACAGATCGGCCCGCGTGGCGTAGCCGTAGTGAGAAACAGCAGGTGCCTCGCTCTGCCAGTGATGCAGCGGACGTTCGCCGCTGTGCGGCTCTAGCAGCTGCAACACGCTGCGGATCGTCGGGTGATCGCAATGGGGATCAAGCAAACGATCCTCCACCAGCTGGTGGATGTCCGATCCTGCCGACATCGTTTCCTCGGCCATCTCCTTCGCGCCGCGCATCACGCGTGCGATGTAGTCGGCCTCGGCCTCGTCGATCTCTCGCGGCAGCTGCTGGGCCACGGACAGCACGCGTTCCTCGCGCCACCGCATCAGCGGCTCTGACGCAGCAGCACGGATGATGGTTGTGACGCCTGGTGCTAGGCCGAGTTTCCGAGCGTGCCGGATGTCCGGCCGAACAGGAGCGCCCTTGCTGCCCGACACGGTGTCGTGGCGGTAGCCTTCAGCGTCGTACCAGTGGCCGCTCACTGCTGTTCCTCCTGCTCCTGTTGGCGCAGCCATTCCTCTAGCGCGGTGATGGCATCGCGCTGTTCCTTCGCCGCTTCGAGCAGGCCAATCTCTGCGAGCACGATGGCAGCGCGCAGCTCGAATGGTGCGTTGAGGAGCGAGGCCAGCTTGCTGCCGAACGTGTGCGGCCACGACTTGGCCGCGAACAGCAGATCGTGCTTGTCCTGTGAGTCGAGTGCATCCTTCATGGGATCAGCTCCAGATGGCCAGCGCGAGCAAGGCCCAAAGGGTTAGTGCGGTGCCGATCAGTTCGGCGGGAGTCATCTTGTCGTCGTTCGTCTTCATGTCATCTCCTGTTGTTGTTGCGGCATTCACGCCTGCCGCTCGGCTTGTTCTGCGATTCGCATGTGTTCGCGCATCTCTGCCTCTTGCTCCTCTGCCTCGTGTTCGCAACGGCAGAGGCTGCACAGGTTGTCGGATCGAGAGCCAAACCACCATTCGGTGATTTCGTCTTCGCCACGGTAGATCGTGGCGACTCGTTGGTTGTCTCCGGCGCAGCGAGGGCATGGCCTCCTGCGCCACTCGCCCAGGAATCCTGCGTCCTGGGCCGCATCCCATACGCGGCTCACAGCACCACCTCTTCGCCGCCATGCGACACCACCTGATGATCCATCCTCCAGGCCCATCGGCGCTGTCGTTCGATCAGCTGCGCATAGATCGGATGGTTTGCGCGCATCCATTCCTCTGACATCATCCCGGCATCGTCGCAGCTGTCCCACATATCCCATGCCTTTTGCTCGTCGATGCCTGCCATGCCGTACTTGCCTGGGACAAGCCAGACGATTGGCGTGGGGTAGACGTACACATCACTTGGATCTACCACTCCGGCATCCATCAGCCGCTCGGCATCATCAGGAGTGACGGGCCACTGCGATGGGTTCATGCGGCCATCGTTGTAGATGTGCAGATCCATGTTGTTCTTTCGAGCGAAGGCCACGGCCTCGTCGCCCAGCAGCTGCCGCTCACGCGCACGCACACCGGGACTCACAGTGCCACCTCGCCACGGCGCACTATCACGGCCACGGCCTGCGCCCCATCGTCGCCCTCGGCATCGCTCTCGGTAGCCCACACCAGCGTGCGCGTGCCGCCGTCCGTGATGTCTCCGGGGTGGCCCAACTCGCACCCGGGCAGGTGCTGCTGCACCATCGCCACGGCCTCTGCGTAGGTTTGAGCCAGGTAGATCGGCTCGGCCATGATCTCGACGCGGTAGGTGATCACAGGGCCACCTCCTTGGCGCGCCAGACTCCAGCGCCATCGACAAACAGACTGGCCTCGATCAGATCCGACAGCTTCCACTCGCGCAGCACGCTGCACGGCATCCAGTAGATGGCGTTTTCGCGGCACCGGAACATCATGCCAGGATCGGCTGCACGCTCTCCCACGAAGCTAGCAACAGCGCGCAGGCCATGCTGAGTCTGGAGGAACTGTGCCAGGGACATCTTCTTGTTCGTCGTCATCGTCGTATCTCCGTGCGGGCCGCACTCGCTAGCTCGCCGCACGCAGACTACTACGGCACGAGAGGCCCCGAAGTTTCGTGCATTCCGCAGAATCCTGCGCGGCTAGCCACTTCTGCTGCTGCTGCCGAGACTTACGGCTAGCGGTTTTTTGCTGCCCACTCGGCCTCGGCCACCATCTGGGGCACGCCGTCGCGCATCCGGCAGCGAATCCAGTGCGTCCGATCTGCCTCGGCCCACATCCGGCGCTCGTCCTCCAGTGCCGCCGCAGAGCGCATCCGATCAGCCTCGCCAGGATGCCATTTGCGCGCGCGTCCGTCCTCGTGGACGCGCAGGGCACGGCAATCCTCGACGGCCTCGCGCAGCCGCTCAGGCTCGCGCAGGAGACGCAGCAGCATCGCCAGCCCGATCCTGGGCTGGCCGGCCTGCGACATGACGCGTTCGGCCACTACCGCGATGTCCTGGGCCGAGTGGCCCGAGACGAGCAGCTGCGCCGCGAGATCCTCGCGCCGTCCTCGCTCGGTGGGGTAGCAGCCGACGCGCAGCAGTACATCCGCAAGCGTTGGCGTTCCGTCCGTCTCGGCCATGCTAGAGCGTACCGCGTCCACATGGTTTGCAGCAGCAGCAGGCAGGCTGCTGTTGTTGCTGCCGCCGACTGAGGCCGCATCGCCTCGCACGGCGACTCTGTACGATGACGGTTCCCGCCGTGGCGTACTAGAGGTACGGGCAGGGAACGAATCGTGGCCGATGCTGTCAAGAGAAAAGTTCTGCGAGGCCATCACAGAACCTCCATCAGCAGAGCAGCAGCAAGCAGCAGCAGCAGGCCAACAGAGGCCCAGAGCGCACGCCGCAGCAGCTGTTCGCGCCGCTCGTGCCTGCGGATCTCGGCCTCCACAAAGGCCCAGGAGTAAGTGCGCCGCATCGGCGCGTGATCGTCGTTCGTCGTCATGGCATCCATCTCCAAAGTGCTACCAGAAACACAGCCGTGATCACGTAGAGCAACCTGCGCTCCCACGTAGCCATCGGCATGGGAAGAACGACGGCAGCAGCACATCCCCTCTCGGACGCTCCATCGGCGCTCGCACGCGCACGCCCGTAACATGCTGCTGCCGTCAGATAGGAAAGCTGGATGGCCGCCGCGCGGTCAACGCGCAACAAGCGCGTGCTGCCCCGATCAGAGAGCAGCCACGGCAGACATCCAGCGGTGTAGGAGCGGCGGTGAACCCCACGTGGTGGTTGTGGGATACAGAAGAAGGAGAGAGGGTTTGACGCGCTTGGACGCGCAACCGCCGCAGGTGTTTCGAGGTGGATGCCGCCTGCCGCCGCGATGCCGACGGCAGGCGGGACACGCCCAGCTGGGGAGATGAACGGCGACGAAACCGTGCGCAGAGGCAGCATCGTGCCGCAGCGCATCCGCTGGTGCATGTCCGTATCCACGCCGCCACCTCTACCCATCGCGCAGCTGCGGCGCAAGTCTCAGCCGCGATCCACTCGCCGTCGAGCGTTGCGGCCTCGCTGGTGCTTGCCCTGCCTGCGGTAGCCCTGCCGCCACAGGTGGTAGGTGATCGTGCGCGCGATGGCGTCTACCTTCGTCTCGCCCATGTCGGGGAAGCAGAGGTGCAGCAGCTCATGCACCAGCGTGCCCAGATACTCCACCGGAGTCTGGTTGCTCCGTATCTCGATCAGCTGCTTGGACGGCCAAGCGTAGCCGTGATAGATGCGCATGGGCTTCTCCACGATGCGTATCTGCTTCGTCTTCGGCAGCTGGTGTTTCATTCGTCGCGCCCCTCGTCATCTGGGTAGATGTCAATCATGCGCTGCCATTCCGAATACACATCGAGAACAGCAGCCATGTGCAGTTGCGATGCAAACAGGAACACCTGGAGGATGGCATCCTCCAACCTATCGACGCGCTCGCGCTCCTCGCTCGGGCTTAGATGCTCGATGCCCAGGCCGCGTGTCAGTTCGAGGTATTGTTCTCGAAGGCGCTGCACCTCCACTCCGATTGTCTTTCGCGCGTCCGCCATCGGTGTCCCTCGCTGTGTAGAGCGTCCCATCTACCAGCAGTTGCCCGCCGCAAATGTGATGCTGCCGAATACTCACAAGCCCGCCTGATTCCTCGATGCAGGAAAACCCCTGCTGCCAGTCAGGATCATGCGTCCACGACGGATCGGGATCGGACAGGTGCCCGTTTTCCACTCCCCAATGGATGCCGTTGCGATCCGTGCGAGCAACAATGCCCATGCGGTGAGTGTGCCCCATCACCACGCTGCCGCCGCGCCGCTGCATGTGGCCGCGCACGCTGTTGCCAGCGTCCTTGCGAATGATGCTGCCATGGAACACCTCGAAAGGCCCGATCTGCACCTTGCATCTGCTGTCCACGAACTGGATGCCAAGCGATTGCAGATCAAGCAGCTCGTCGAGCGCGAGGCTGGTAACGCTCGAAAGCTCTGGGGCCTGCTGCGTCAGATACCGCTCGATGCGGTTTTCGTGGTTGCCCATGGTGTAGGCAATCACCGCACGCTTGTGCTGCTGACGTAGCACGCGCAGGAACTGGCGAACCTCGTTCACCTCGTCTTGGAAGGTGATGGGGTTATGTTTGTCCTTAGGATGCGAACTGATCTCGTGCGCGTCGAGGATGTCGCCGTTCAGAACGATGTGTGTCGGCTTCCACTCGCGCGCGAACTGCAACGCAATCGCCAACGCTCCCTTGTCGTGATAGGGAATGTGAATGTCCGACAGCACCATGCATCGGTGGCTGCTTGGCCTTGAAGCCGTCACAGCGTGCAGCCGCACTTCCTTTGTCTCGCGTCGAATGATCAGCCGCGTGACTTCGCCACGCATCACGCAGCGCACTCGCCATTCCGTGATGCCGAGTTCACGCGCCACGGATTTCTGGCTCTGTCCAGTCGAGACGCGAGCGCGGATTAGTTCGTCTAGCTCGGCTGGCTCCATGCTTCCTCCTACAGGCCAAACACCAAGAGCATCGTGCTGATGTCATCCCAAAGAGCCAGCAGCAGCTTTTCCACTGTCTGCCAGAACTCTTCTGGTGCCTGCACCAGGACGTTGGTTGTGGCACAGGCCGCGCAGATCAGCAGAGCGGCCATGCCTACGACATCAGCTAGCAGGCGGCGGCGCTGCATCGCGGATCCTGTCCTTCAGCGCATCCAGTTGCTCGTAGAGGGCCTGCACATTCTCGCGGCGCTTGGTGTTCGTTTGCACTGCGTACCCACCGATGCCAAGGATGGCGAGCAGCTGCACGATCAGCCCATACCATTCATCGAGGCCAAGCACTCGGCCATCGCCGTTCGTGTCGGCCTCCACGATGGCCTGGCGCACTTCGGCAACCTTCGCTGCCATTGCCTCGCCCTTCTCGCCCATCGACTTCAGGCCAGCTTCGACGCCCTGCAACGACTGTTCGGCCTGCTTGGTTGCGAGATCGACTCGCTCCACAGCGTCGTTCAACTTGGAGTAGATGCCACAGCTGGGAAGCAGCAGCAGCAGACAGAGAAAAGACTTTTGCACTATTTGCCCTCGATACGGGTTTCGACTCGCGTGAGACGTTGCAGCACATCACTGCGCAGCAGCTCGACGCTGCCACGCAGGGCCTTGAGTTCGTCGAGAACGCCACTCATGCCGCGCCGATCTGTGTCCATTTGCTGGGCCAGCATCTGCACCTGCGTGCGAACATCGGCCAGATCCGATGACATGCGGAAGGCCCACGCGATGCCTGGCAGAACCACGCTGGTGGTGGCAACGCTGGCTAGCTTGAACCACCGATCCCACTGCTGTGCCTTTTGATCGCCACCCATCACCGCACCTCCCATGTGATCACATCGTCCATCGTCCACCCGATGGCGTTCTCGGTTTGAAGGTTGGCGTGATCCACAGCCATCTGCTTCAGCGTGTCAAGAATCTCGGCCTGCGTCATTCCAGGATCCGGGGCAAAGCCAACCTCTCCGTTCATAACTCCACCCACAGGCTCCGTGAGGCGATAGCCGACGCAGTATTCGATGTCGGCGGCCTCAAGCTCAACGTGCGGATGCTCCAGCACTATCTTGATGCTGGGCATGTCAGTATCCCGTCACTTCAGTCCAGTTGATCGTGACGCCAAAACTCCAGGTGCCAGTGGCTGGCACTGTCGCACGAATCGCCAATCCCTCGTTCTGCGCGAGAATGAACGGCGATTCCATGCCTGGATTCGGTTCGAACAACGAGATGCGGTTTTCGATCTGCGTCGCTGCTGTTGCCGGAAACGAGAGCGACATTTGGCCGCTGGCGTTCGTGTCGAGCGTCTTTGTGCCTGCCGTCAGTGCGGCCGTGCTGCTGATTCGCGCGGCACCTAGCAAAGTTGCACCCATGTCGGTGCGCATTTTTGCGTTGTTGCCAGTCAGAGTCGCAGCTGTGCCGCCGCTTCCGTCTGCCGTCCACGAACGAGCAACGAACAGCTGCATGTTGCCTACTCCTGCGGTGAACGCCGTGGCCGTGTTGCTGATTCCGTCGATCACTACCTTGGTGACAATGCAAAGACGCGTTGCATCCGTCCATCGGAACTGCCACACCTCTGCGTTGGCTGCAAGGCCAGCTGCCATCGTGCCGGACAGCAGAGATAGACGATAGCTGCCCAGTGCGCCGTGATCTGTCGGCCGAAGGGTTGCACGCAATGCGCGGTAGTTCGCGCCATCAACATCGGCAACTGTGCCGCCATTACCCTGAAGTTGAATCGCCATGTGTTAGCTCCAGCGCCAGTTCACGTTCCACTTGCCGTAGAGTTGAGTGCCTTGTCCACCTCTGCTGTTGCCAGCATTGCCGTAGACAGTTGTTGCGGCCGATCTGAAACGAGACATGCCTGCTGGTAGCAGAGGCTCGTTGATCTGCGAAGTATTCCACGCGCGAATGGTGAAGCCCACGCCTGTGACGAAATCCGTGGCCGCCACAGCGATAGTTTCCACTAGGTGTTCCTCGGCTAGGTGATCGTCCGAATCCTCTGCGCGCAGCCACGCCTGCACTTGATGCGTTACCGCATCGAAGGCCGTTTGCCCAGTAATCACCACGGATGCATCGCTAGCACCGGGAAAAGCTCCAAAGCTCACCGTGGTACTGCCCTGCGCACCGCCGATGCCGAGCGTTACGCGAGCAGAAGCTGCGTCTGCATCGTCGAGCAGAGAGCGGCCGAACGCAGTCAGATCCGTTGTCGTGGCTGACGAACTGCTGTCGTAGTACGGCAGCTTGTTGGTGGCCACCGTTGTTGCAGCCAGCGCATCCTCAGCCGTTGACTTGATGAAACTGTAACTGACGTTGACACGGCTGTTCGCTCCGTCATCAACCACGTTGCAAGTCAAAGCACCTATGCCAGTGAATCGGATAGCAGGCCGCGTCCCAACCACGCCGCCGCTGTTCTCCACGATGATGGTTCCCGCGCCGCCACCTCCACCGATGGCCGAAACCAGGCATCGTTTCACCGCACCATCCGTGGCGTCGAGGAAAACCACGTAGTCCGCAGCCGCGTCCGGCGTGGCAGTCCCTGCCGCCCACGCCAAGTCGATGTTGCGAACAATGCCGCTGTAATCCTGGGTTGTCATGGGAAGTCCCTAAGCCAGGTTTCGCTGTCGCCGTGGTTGCCTACCTGTACCAGCTGCACCTTGAACGTCGTGGCGGCACCAGGCGTGTAGCCGTCAGCCGTCTGCTCGGTTCCAGGGTAGGGCAAGTCCACGCCCTGCGGGCTGCTACCTGCTGGAAGGCTAATCGTCTTCGTGCGCAGCAGAGTTGCTCCCGTTGGATCGTAGATGCGCACTTCCATGGTGATCACTGATTCATCCACCGAGTATGGCCCAACGTAGCCGACAGGATGTTGCAGGCGCGTCCACGGAATCAGCGTGAACGTGAAGTCGTAGCCAGGAGATCCGCCGCGATCCGATCCCGTGTCTCGCACAGGGAACGGCCTGGCGTTGCGGCCTGTGACGCTCACCGTCGTGCTAGTCAGTCTCGTGTCAGTCACAGCCATGCCAGGCGGCACGAACCGAACATCGACGCTGACAGGAAGCGATCCGTTGCCGACGTTCAGCGGCACAAACTTGATCTGCCCCGCATCGCGGCTGAGAAAGAGCAGCGTCAGCTTGCTGCCAGTCGCAAACGTGTGCGTCTGTGCCTCGCGGTAAGTGCCTCGAAGGCCGCGCAGCAGGTAGCTGAGTGTGTAGGTGCCGTCTCCGTTGTCCGTCACATCGCGGAAGCCCAACACCTCGGAGTAGGTGCCGTCCTGCACCAGCATCCAGTTGATTCCATTTTGGACATCACTGGATGTGACGGTGAGCGGAACACCGATCACGCCAAACCGATCCAGCGTGATCGTCATCGTGTTCACCGTGTCCCACACGGGAGTGCCGCCAAACGCAGGCTCGGCCACGCTGGCCGTCGTGGGCAGATCCGTTTGCAGCGTGCCCATGCCGCACTCGTCATCCAGCACGGCAACCTGCCGCCAGTTCACGCCCGAATCCCTCGACTCGTAGACGGTGGCACCTTGCCACGGTGAGCCGACAGGCTGGGCGCTGGCTACGTAGTAACCAGGAACCATGGCGTCCTCGTCGCGCAGCGGCGGGATGTCCATCACGCGTCCGAGAGGAATGCCAGCCGTGATGACTGGAGGCAGCGGCAGCGATCCCGTCTGGATCGGAGATCCGGCCACGGCTAGTTCCACATCCTCGAAGACAGCCGCCACGTTCACGACGAAGTTGGAACCGATCTCGCGGCGCAGGATGCGGGCCGTGATCTGGTTCGAGTTGTCATCCGTCAGAGTGATGATGTCGTTTTCCAACAGCTCGCAGTAGGCAACTGGTAGCTGCATCTCGATGCCCGTGCTGTTCACCCAAGTGCGGCGCATCAGCGTGGCGGCAAGGTTCTTTGCCTTCTTGCGCGTCATCACCAGCATCGAAAGATCAATGTCCTGCTCGTTGCGCTGGAAGCTGGGGTTCGGCTGACGCTGCGCAAAGTGCTGGTAGCCGATGGCGTGCTGCGCGTCGGGATCCTGATGGCGAATGCCAATAGTGGTGGGCAGATCGTTCCAGTCGGCCTGGATGATGCGCAGCTTGTCGCCAGTGTTGGGCGTGTCGCCACCGCTGCGGATGCCAAGATCCGAGAACGTCGCGCCGTTCTCGATCTGCACGACATCGCAGTTTTCAATGTCCATGAACGCCAGCTTGCCTGCGCGTTCTTGCGCCACCACCTGATAGCCAATCATCAGCGGTTGCAGCGCCGTCGTGACAGGGATCGCGCCCTGTGTCCAGTAGCCCTGGAAGTCTCGTGGCGAAACCGCCGATGTGTCGATGTCGCTGGTTGGGATATCGGCACGCGAACAAATCTGCTCGATGGCCTCACTCAGCAACATGCCGAGATCGCAGTTCAGCACGCCCTCGATCAGCGGCGGGATCTGGTTGCCGAAGTAGCGCGACAAGTCCCAGCCTTCGAACAGCTGGAAGCTCATGCCTCGATATCCAGGGATCGTGCCAGTTGGCTCTGACTCTGCGATCAGTTGGCTTTCGACGGCACCACGGCGCGTGGCCAGGAAGCTGCGCGTCTCGCCCTCGCTCTGCGTCTGCTGCGACAGCAAAGGCTCGCTCTCGAACAGGCCGCCCGGGTAGTAAGCACCACGGCCTGGGAATCGGATTCTGCCAGCCAGAGTTCCACTAGCTGGACGAACGCCCCAGTAAGTGGTTGGCATAACTAGTACAACACCCGCGTCGGCAATGCTTGTTTCGTAGTTGTTGCCTACATCACGGCGCAAAAAGCATCCACTAATGGTGTTTTGCAGTGTCCAAGCGCCACCGGATGTCGATTGCGTTTCCCAGTTTTCCAGAACTACAGGTTCGGGGCTGTAGTTTGTAATCGACATAAAACGAGCAAACTGCTCCTTCTTTGTTTCCGATAGTGAAGATCCCCCACTCCAATACCACCCAGCTGGAGTACGCACTGCGGAATAGGTGTAGCTCGAAGTTGCTCCCAGCAAAAAAGTAGCACTAGGGTTCAGCGTTGGATTTGCTCCTGCTCCTGCTGTCACCACTCGCCCGTAGTATCGAGAACATTGGATCTCGGCTTGCAGCCCCATGAACTCGTCATCAATGCGAGCCACGGAGCCAGGGAACAGCGGCGTGCCAGGTGTCACGCTAGTGATCGAAGCCACTGTCTGCCCGCTGTAAGGCTCCAGCGTGATGCTCGATGGCGTAGCTGCGTGCGCCGTCAGTGCATACACCTTCCAGAAACTCAGGCCCAGGTTGGTTCCCGTGCCCAAGTGCGAGCCAATTGGATTGCTGCTAAACCCAAAAAGGCCGATAACATCCCCCACCTCGAAGTAGTCGGCAAAGTCTTCCTCGTAGCTGGTGTCCATCGTCAGCACTAGCCGTCCGCTCACGATGCTGCTAGCCAGTTCGCTGGTTGTGATCTTGGTAAGGTTGCGCGAACTCCACCAGATCAGGTTGCCGTTGGCTACATACAGCGATGTTCCAGCAATCGGCCTGTCGTTCAGCGTCAGCCCAACGTCAGCGAACACACGCTTGATCGTCTGCGGGACACCGCCCTTGCCGCCGCCGATTGTCTCTTCGCGCTCCTTCTCGGATTGCCAGAACACATGCAGCGGCACGCGCACTTGCCGTCCAATCGCCCAGACTCGCGGAGTGCCTGGATCTCGCGTGCTGGTTGGAATGCCGATCAGTGGCAGCAAATCACGCGCCTGCCCTTTGCCTTTGCCCAACAGCGACGGATACAGAAACTTTTGATCGATAAACCCAGCACCAGCAACCACGGCCATGCCAAGCAGGCCGAGGCCAAAGCCACCAGCTGCAAACGTCCAGCCTAAGTTTCCAACGACTGCGGTTGCTGCAATGCTTGCCATGGTTCAGTTCTCGCGCGGCCTCCAGATGCTGTGCAGCAAGCTGCGCCACAAGCGCGACAGCTCATCTTTGCGCACATTACCAGTTTTCGCGTGCGCGTGGACGAAGTGATTTGCCCCAACCATGATGCCGAAATGCGTCGGGCTGCCGTGTCGGCTGAACAGCATCACATCGCCAGGCATCGCGTCATCCATATGCACGCGCTCGGCCCTGCCCTCTAGCTCGCGCAACAGCATCGACGCGTTGGGAATCGGGCCGTATCCGATGCAGTCCGGCACTTCGCAGCCAGCGGCCCAGACGGAACACAGCACCACGCCCACGCAATCCACGCCCACCTTGGGGTTCCGGCCCTGATGCCGGAACGGGATCCCCACCATGGCCTCGGCAGCAGCTGCGATCTGCTCGCCGCGCGTGCCAATCATTCTGGCTGCTCCAGAGTCTTGAGCGCACCAGGGCTGAACACATCCGTGCCGCCGAAGTTGTCGAGATTCGTCTTCAGGATGGCGTAGCGCACGCCGCTAGCTGGCGAGCCTGAGAACGCACTAGACACGGTGATCGTTTGCGAGGTAGCAGAAGCAATCGTGCGCTCCTCTCCGGCCAGCGCACCGCTCGTCAGCTTCAGCCTGTAGTTGCCGCTGCCGTAGTAGCTGTGGCTGCGCACGACGGTGTAGCCAACGCCCGTGAGCGGAGCCGATGCCAGCGGCGGCGATACGTAGATCGTCGTAGTGCCCAGTCCAACAATCTCACGTTCCTGGCCTGACAGCGCACCGCTGGTGATGCGCACGATGTATTGCCCGTCCGCCCACGGTTCCGTGGTGATGGCAAGCGTGCTGTCCTCGATGGCAGTCGTGGTGCTGCCTGCCGTCGTGGTGGATGTGCGCTCGATGCAAAGCGGATTGATCACCGTGGTGGTGCTGCCGCTCGTTAGCGTTCCAGTGCGGAACGGGAACTGGCGGAACTTGCTGTTGCATGTGCCCACTAGGCCGTCACAGCCAGGCCGAACGATGCCTCTATCGCTGGCCGCAATGTCAAACGGTGTAGGCAGCAGCAGGCGCATCCTGCGCGTGGCTCCCTCAGACTCGACAATCGGGCTGATTGTGCCCGCGTTCGCCCCCGTCATCCATTCGATCTCACCATCTCGCCAGTGGTTGTTGTCGTAGGTGCTGGGGAAATCTGATGTGTTCAGGGTGAACACCATCCGCTGCGTGTCGATGGTGGCAACGCGAGGGCCTTGGCCGATCCAGGCCGTGTCGCCATGCGTTGGCTCTGCACTCAGCGCCCGATCCAATGTCAGCACCGTTGCCGTGTTGCTCAGGATCGTGCGTTCCTCGCCGCGCACCGTGCCGTCGTACAAAACGAACTTCTGGCCCTGCCACTGGTTCGTAGTCCACGAAACCGACTGCCCACGGATCAGCACAGGTGTCGAAAGGAACGACACAATGTTGCTCACCAAGAACGTGGTTGGGTTGTATTCGAGCTGCTGCGCCAAGTCGGCCTTGCATGTCAGCGGATCGCCCAACGTGTAGGTGCATGTTTGCGAGTGCGTGCCGCCGAAGCGTCCGCCCACATTCTGCTGCAACCGAGCGCCCATGCCTTCCATTGTGGCCGTCCAGGCGGTTCCGTCGTAGGCCATCTGGCGAATGCGCTTCACGCTCTTGTAGTGCCACACCCACGGCCTGCGCCAATCGACAATGGTTTGCGTAACCTTCGCGCCTCGATACTTGTTCCCCATCAGATCGGGAATCGTCAACAGCGTGCCGTCGATGAAGCCCGATGCCTGCTGCGTGCTTGCTCGCAACGCTGCGTCTCGCTGCTCTGCGGACAGAGTGCCCAGCGATGCAGGCAGGAACTGGAAGCCATCAATCGACAGCGGCCTGTCGTGATCCGTCAGCCGAAGCACGTAGCCATCCAGTCGCTGGATTTCGAAGACGCTGCACAGCGTTTGCCCTCTGCGCCACTTCTGGTTTTGAAGGGCCTGATCGGAACTGCGCACCGTCATGACAACACCTGTGGCCCGTTGATGGTTCCGAGATTCGTCAGTGTGATGGTGCAGCCGAGTGCGCGCAGGGAGTAGCCAGCTGCGCCGCCTGCGCCGCCGTTCGTCCCGCTGCCTGCCGTGCCTACCGCTCCAGGGCCTCCACCAGCCCCGCCAGTGCTGGCTCCAGTCTGGCCTGCACCACCAGCACCACCAGACTGCGCAGCGCCGTTGCTGCCGTTTGCAGCCGCTGTGCTGCCACCGCTGCCGCCGTAGCCTGGGCGCTGGCCTGCGCCACCACCACCGCCGCCGCCAGTAGCCGATGCTGCTCCTGCGCCGCCACCGCCGCCGCCACCGCCACCGCTGATGGTGCCGAAGTTCAGCACGCGGCAATCGTGCTGCGCAAAGAAGGCTGTGCCGCCAGCCTGCCCAGGGCCACCTGCGCCGCTGCCAGCAGTTCCGCCTGTGCCGCCGTTTCCGCCGCATCCAGTCAGCACGCCACGTTGCAGGATCAGAATGGTTGTGCCTGCGAAGAACTGCCCAGTGGCTAGCGCAGGGCTGGTGCGCAGCTGCGAACCACGGATGACAGGATCCGTGCCCGTGCCGACTTCGACGCGCAGGGCCAAAGGGTAGTCGCCTGTGTAGCCTTCGAGATCGGCAAGATCCCTCAGCACCACGCTCGTGCTGCTGTTGTTCAGCAGGCGCAGCGTCATCGGCACGCGCCCAGCCGTCAGCGTTCCGCCACGGCCAACGGTAGCCACGGTTTCGTATCGCCACGTTCCGTTGCTCGTGCTGTCATCCACAAGATGCAGGATTACCAGATTGCCTGCGGCCACGGTGCAGATCGTGGTGGACGCGTCAGCGGCCTTGATCGTCAGCGTGAAACTGCCCTTGTTGGCGACAGCGTAGAGGTGACTGCCTACAGGCAGGAAGTCGGCACTAGGCAACACGACATCAATGGCCCCGGTGCTGCTCAAGTCGTAGAGCCGCGCACCGTTTGCCAGCGTGGGCAACCGCAGTCGATACGTGGACGAGAGGCCCGTGGCCTCGATGGCGTTCCCGTAGACTTCCTCTGCGACAGTGCGTGCCATCAGTAAGCCAGCCAGACGTAGCTGCTGCCGACACGAGACAGCGCGATTCGCTTTGCGTTGCCTGCCGTCACCGTAGTGACGGTGTTTCCTGCGTCATCCTTCACCACGACGTTGGCCGTGCTGGTGGATGCGCTGAAGATCGTGAAGATGCGAGGCCCGCCTGGCACTCGATCAGGAGGAGGCAACCACGCCGTGATGGTTGGCCCGCCGCCGCCTGTCTGGACGTTCAGATCCCACATTTCGTAGTCGTATGTGAGGCTGATGTCCTGCGTGGCAGTCTGCTTGCTGACGCCGCCAGGGTAGTAGGTTTCCGGCAGCTCGACTTCACCAAGCAGCTCGATGCACTCGATGGTTTGCCACGAGCCGAGATAGCCTTGCGTGAGCCGCTGCGAGAACCATTCGTTGCTCGTGTCGAAGCGCACGGGCCTGTCGTATTGGTATCCCGCTGTGACAGTCAGGCCGACACCAGGCGCTGTGCTGAACGTGATCACGCCACCGGGGTTGCTGACGGTGAAGGCCGTGGTGATCGTGCTTCCGACTTTTGCCACGACAGTTCCCGCAACAGGAAGCGTGATGGCTTCCGTGTACGGGTTGATGCCGCCGAAGTCGTAGATCTTCAGCAGCTGAAACTGCGTCTGGATGCCGTCACCAGTGCCAAGCACCTGATCGGTTGCGGCCACTGCGCCCACGCCATCGTTTGCGCTGCTAAAGTCGCTCCAGTCCTTGAAACGGAAACCGTGCAAGTGGCCTCGCCGCGCGTGCCAGAACTCCAGCAGCTCGGCCCACTCCGCAGGCTGCATCAGTTCCTTGGCGAACTGGTAACGACGGCGAGCCTGCGCCTGACGCGCGATGCGGTATTCGTGGCCCGAGGCCGTGGCCTGGATCGTAGTACCGTAGGTGGGGCCACCAATGGCCCCGTAGCTGATGTCTGGATCCAGTTGCGTGTTGTGAAATGCCATGGCTAGTTTTCGAGAGCCGCACCAGGATCGACGCCCTGCCCAGGAGACTTGCCAGCTGCTGCGCCGAAGCTGTTGCTGACAGCGTTGGCGAATCCGGCCACGGCGCGTTGCTGGGCGATTGCCACGAACTGTTGGAGCAGGGCGGCCAGTGCCTGCCGTGCGCTGGCTGCACCGTTGGTGATAGCGAAAAAGGCATTGCCTACTGATGTTCCGACATCCTGTCCCAGGCTTTTGAGAGATTCGAACCGCTCTTCGAACTCAATCAGTTCCTGTTTAGCTTGCTCGAAGGCTGCTTTCCGCTCGGCCTCAGTCATTATGGCCGCTCCGCTGATGGATCTTTGCGTGCTGGTTTCAAACTGAGCCAACCGCTCTGCTTGGCTCAAGCCAGCATACTCAGGTTCGCGCGCATCACGGAAAACATCGGATGGCCTTGTGCGAGACGCACGGATTGCGGCTTTTTCCTCGGCAGTCAACCTTCTGCTGCCTGCGGTGGGTGGACCTTGCAACTCACCGGAAAGCGCAGTCACTATGTCTCCCTGAGTATCACCACCAGGCTGCTTGCTGCGTTGGACTGCGTTGTCCAGACTTTGCGCACTGGTTTCCAGTTTGCGCGCGGCCTCGATTTGAATGCGCGCCTGTTCCAGCAGGTATTCCTGCACCAAGCGTGCCGACACATCCAGCGGTTGTTGCTCTGCGCCTGCTCGTCCAGTCTGCCCGTAGCCAGGCTGGAACGTCATCATGCTGCGCGGGAATCCCAACTCCGTGAACTCGGAGACAAAATCACGGCGCGAAGGCAGGCCAGCTTCCCCAAGCACACGCTGCAACTCCGACAGCGGAATGTTGCCACCAGCATTTCCTAGACGCAGTGCCTCGTCGCGCAATGCGAGAGCTATCGTGCGCTCGCGTTCTCCTGGCTTAGACTCGATACCGAGCAGGAGGTTGGCGCTTTCCAGCCTAGCCTTTTCACGGAACGTCTGCTGGCTTTGCCGAATCTGTTCCAGCAGATCGGCTTGCTGCTTCAGCTTGTCGTTGGTTTCTGCTGTCTTATCGCCAAACAGCCCCATGGCTGTCGCAATAGCGGTGAGAACACCAGCAGCGGCCAGCAGCGGATTTGCTCTCAGCAATCCAACGAGTCCACCGAAACCACCCTGCGCGCGGCTGCTGATCTGTGCCACATCGGTGAGGCCCAGAGCAAACGTGTTCAGCACGCTGCTGGCTGACGAAAAGCCGCTGCCAAGGTTGCGCACTTCTTCGCCAAGCAACTTCACGCGCTGGCCGACTTGCGTGACTTCGTTCAGCGCACCAGCTGCACGCTGAAACTGCGCGGCCTTGTCAGCATTACCCTGCAACGCGGCCTGGGTGTTGCGCAGCGAATCTTGCAAACGCCTGTTCTCGTTTTCGAAAGCCTGTGCCGCCTTGCGGCTGGCCTCGAACTCTTTCGCCATCTGGCCCAGGTTTGTCTCCAGCTGATCGACGCGCTGCGCTGACGATGTAGCCTGCTGGCCAAGTCGCTCGAACTCGCGCGAAATAGCCTGCGTGCCTTGAACAGCGCCCGTGCTGTCAACTGCTAGCTGGAGTGTCACCATGCTTTCGCCCTCGTTCGGCCACTGCGCGCCGTGCCATGTTGTCTAGATGATGAATGATCCGCCAAAACGAAAGCCAACGCCACTGCGGTATTGCGTGCAACTGGCACCATGCGTGGCAATCCGATGCGCTGATGCTGTTGCTGCCCATGCCGACAGGCGCTGAGGCTTTCAGTTCGAGGAAGGCGTCCCATATGTCAGCGTGTTTTAGATCTAGTTCGACAGGCTGTAGTGCCACATGGTTCGGCTGCGCTTTGCCATGTCGCGCGCGCCACTTACTCAAAGCCTGGATGTAGTCTCGTTCCTCCTGCGGGATCATGGCTAGCCGCAGGAGGGCTG